GCGCTGGACATCTACAATTCAATTCTTAATGCGAAGAATGGTGGCAAAGAAGCTGCTGATAAGTTCGCGGAAAAAATGGGGATTACAGTATGAGCAAGCAAAATAAAGACCAGAAGTCAGACCGCAATAAGCCTGCAACCCTCGAGGAAGGAGCCGTTTCATTTGATAAGCAGAAGCGCCTCGATTCTTCATGGTACGAAGCGAAATATCCTGACATGAAATTTATGTGGATACTGGATACTGCCGGCGATGTCGATAAGTATTTACGCGCAGGCGCCCAGATTCAAAAGGATGAGTCTGGTGAGCAGTACGGCGGTGATACTCATGGCTATAAGGCAAAGAATCGCCAGGGCTATGTGTCGGTTATCGGTGGCACTGATCATGGCGTACCGGTTGAACAGATTCTACTGAAGATGCCAAAGGAGAAGTACGAGGCATTAGTGATTAAGCCCAAGCAAGACCGTAATATTGCTATCCGGGATGCGATGGGTCGCGGCGAGGCTTCAGCAGAAGATAAAGACGGCAGTAAGCTTGCTACATATGCGGCCAATACACCTACTGGAGGCCAAGGGTTCGAGCAGATTGGCGGTAAAGCTGGATTTAACCAGATATTAAGCGGTAGTTAGTTGTATTAATTGGTGAAAATTGCTATAAAGTGGGTATGTGGCAAGAGTCCACACCTTTTTTTATAAGATCGAGTCGAAAGAGACGGTATCTTACAAAAGCTGGCCTCGAAAGGTAGGTTTGCTCAATCATAAACTTATATTTTGGAGGCCGTTATGGCTAATACAGATCAACCATTTGGTTTTGTGCCTATTGGTACGACCGATGGATCAGATTATCACGGTAAATTGCGCGAGGTCGAGTTTCTAGCGGGTGATGCTGTTGCCGCCTTTATTGGCGACATGGTAAAGCTCACTGGTACTACTGGTGCTGATGGATTTACTCCTGTTGTAGCTCAAGCTGCGGCCGGCAATGGATTAATCGGCGCAATTGTTGAATTCCTTCCTGACTTCGAAGATGAAACCTTCCTGACTGCCGGTTCAAGCCGTCTTGCCTCGACAGCACGCAAAGCGCGTGTATGTTTCGGTTCTGATGTCTTGTATATCGCACAGGCTAGCACTACTTTAGTGGCGGCTGATGCGGGGCAGAATGCAGATATCATCGTCGCGGCTGGTAGTACTATTACCGGCATTTCAGCGATGGAGATTGGCGCGGTTATTGGTGCCGGTGCAACTGGGCAGGTCCGGTTACATCACGTCTTTAATACCACCGAAAATGAATTGGGGGCTGATGCACAATGGGTAGTCAGCATTAACGAAAACCAAGATGACCACGGAACAGGAGTTTAATTATGAGTATTCCAGCGGCTATAGTTACGCAAGGCTCTGAAGCTCGGCTCCTACAAGAGGGCATCAATGCTATTGCAACCATCGAGTACTCACAATACGAGATGGAGAAAGATAAAATCTTTACCATGAAAATGTCTGAAAAGGCATATGAGCTAGATGTATCGCTCTCTGGTACTGGTTTTGCATCATTAAAACCTGAAGGTACGGCGATCAGTTACGACGGTGAGAAGCAGGATTTTGCGACTACCTATGTGAATAATGTGTTTGCCATCGGCACCATTATCACAATGGAAGCGCAGATGAATAACCTGTACCGTGACTTGATCACCCAGGCAGGTCGCTTGCTTAAGCGTTCGTTGGTTCACACTGATGAGCAGGTAGCAGCCGACATTATCAACAACTCCTACGATGCGTTATTCCCGATTGGTGATGGTCAGCCATTATTCAGTCAGGCACACGTATTAGGCAAAGGCGGTACGTTCGCCAATGCTAACGCAGCGTTTGTTGCTTTAAGTCAGACAGCCGTAGAAGATGCGTTAATTGCTATCGAAGATTACAGAGATGGAGCCGGTCTATTGATCGATGCCAAAGGTGTATCTCTGCACATTCCTCGTCAGTTACGCTTCACTGCTGATCGTATTCTAGCGTCCCGTTTTGAACCTGGGACTGCAAACAACGCGATCAACCCTGTAGCGCAGATCTTCCCTGAAGGCTATCACGTTAATCATCGTTTCACTTCTGGTACTGAGTGGTTTATCAAGACCGATGTGGAAGATGGCTTTAAAGAGTTTGAGCGCATGGGTTATACGTTTGATACTGATAATGATTTCGGTACTTCAAACTACCGCCATAAGGGCATGTTTTATAAGTCCTATGGCATCACTGATCCAAGAGCGGCTTTCGGTTCTGGTCAATAAGACAGGATTGCTTGATACAGGGGTGCTTTGCGCCCCTTTTTTATAGGTGATTTATGAGCGCAATTAAATACGACATTGATTTAGCTAATCTAGCAACGGCGGTCTTTCAGATGGATCGGTGGGGCTATCCTGCTTATTCAGTAAATATAGACGCTGGCGCTGCTTTGGTAGAGGGTTGCTTAGAGCGTATCAATCAGGGCGAGACACCTAATTGGTTTACCCTTGATGGCCGAGGTGGTACGGCCTTAACGGCATTGGCTGCGGCCGATTCTATCGAGGACACCACGCCCATTGATTCGATACGGATTACCGCGGCCGGCGCGACTACAGGCACAATACTCCAGACGGGCAGTTAATATGAGTAACGGACCAAGAGATACGACAGTGCGATTTGGTAGTCTTGACCTGCTAACTCCTGAGTCTGGTGGAGTCCCACAATATTTACTTAATGGGGTTTCTACCGCCCTAGCTAATGTAACTCCAATAAACTCACTAGAAGACTTCCCCGATCCGGTTGGTGGCGTAATAGAGCTAACCAATGGCGCGGACGTTGCCTATAGTATTGATGCTGCTGTGATGGATTTGGGCGCTAATAAGTTCTCAATAACGGGCGGCTCTGTATGCATGAAAGGTTCCAGCCCCTTTATTACTGAGCTTTTAACGACCGCCTCTGGATTTCTATTTGAGATTAACGGCGGGTCAATATTGTGGGAGTTTATTCAGTTCAATTGCCCTAATGCAAGAGTCTTTGATTTTAGTGGTACCGGGTTTAATAGTATCGTTGGTGATCGGGTAGTGGTCTCTAGCGCCCTTGGGGTTGGGTGTATTTCGGGTGCGTTCTCGTCCACTTTCTCGTCTTTAACGGTAGTCAGCACTACAGTTGATGGTATTGTATGGACCGGCCTCGGCAATAATCAGATAAATATGAGAGATACAATAGGCCTGGGCTGGACAGGCGCGCTGTTTGATTTGGGTACAGCCACCTTTTCATTAATAAGCATTGGTAATAATAATAGATTGTTATCGCCAGGAGGGACCACTATCCTCTCTGGGATGGCAAATAATGGAAATCTTGGCGTTTTAGGGAAGGCCGTAGTTGAAGGCAATTTCTTTAATGGGACCGGTACGGCCTTGTCAGGAATCACCAAGAAAGACCTTCAATGGAAGTTTGCCGGAAACACAGGGGTTGCAGATTCAGTTGCAGTAGGCAGTTATAGCAAAGATGCGGCGTCAACTACTACGATCAACACAGTGAATGTCTGGGAAAGAATATCCGGAGCAACAACGGTAACGCCTTCCCTGGAACGGTATACACAAACTGCCGACAATACAATTAGGTATGATGATGAAGACGAAATACAGCCTACAGCGTCAGCCTCTATTACTTGCGAAAAGACAGGCGCTACAAAGTTTTTTGAGTTTGCTTTCGGAATAGATACGGGAAGTGGCCCCGTTATTGATTCGGCTTCAATCATACAGGCAGAGGTAAAAACAACGCTTGTTCCTGTCTCATTAGTATCTTCTATCGTTTTAAACAATGAAGACGATGCGGGCATCTTTGTGAGAAACGTCACTGATGCAGACAATATTATTATTGATTCAATGAATGTGGTTCTTAAATAGGAGGGCATATGGGCAGAGGATTTAAGCACGTAAACATTTTTGTCCCAAATGCCAGTAAGACGGTATGCGATGTAACGGGCTTTGAAAAGACAACTGCCGATGTTGAGCGCCGATGGGAGGGGTGGTTTGTTATCCCTGCTGCATGGCACGCTCGACAACCTCAAGACTTCCCGGTAACAGCCCAGAAGCAGCAAGTATACAAGGACTCTCGCTCAGAGCAGTCTAACCCATTAGAAACAGCACAACCTCCAGTTACCCCAATATAGGTGATCTATGGCCTTATCAGGCGTTTATGCCCTTACCAGCGACTTTGACGACATAGCTCAAGAGGTTATGGAGATATTGCAGGTTGTTGGTGATGGCGAGACTATTACTACTGCAATGAAGGACAAGATTAAGCCTACATTAAACCTCATGCTCAAGGCGTGGGAAGGGCAGGGAATCCACCTATGGACGTACACTGAAGGGACGCTATTCCTTCAGGTTGGGCAGGCTGAATACGACCTTAGAAACGCATCCACAAAGATCACAAACACATGGCATGAGACCACGCTTGCCCAAGATGAGGTATTGGGTGCGGGTACAATTACAGTGCTTGACGCCTCAGACATTACTAATGGTGATGACATAGGCATCATTGACGATACGAATAATCTGTTCTGGACTACGGTTAACGGCGCTCCAGTCGGTGATGTTGTTACTTTGACAGCCGTTTTGCCTACAGCGGTAACATCTGGGTCTATCGTATATAATTACACTGACACAATAATCCCTGTTCGGCGCGTTCTCAATGTTCGCCGCAGAGAGTCCACTGATTACGAGATTCCCATTAACTTTGAATCTCGGGGCGATTATTTTGATCTGCCCAATAAGAACCAGAGAGGGCTGCCTATCCAGGCTTATTACTCAAGGCAGGAAACACAAGGTATATTCTACCTATGGACTACGCCGAGCTCGGCCACATCAGTGATTAATTTCACTTATGAGCGCGAGACTCAGATCATATCTGCCGATAGTGATAATTTTGATATCCCTTCTTACTGGCTTGAGGCGGTGGCTTATAATTTGGCAGATCGATTGACCTATAAGTTCTCATGTACGCCTGAAAGAAAGCAGATGATTAAGATGGATGCAACACAGTACCTTAATAGCGCGCTATCATTTGACGATGCTGTTTATCCTATTGAGCTGGAGATTCAGCAGTATGGCTAGAGTTGATATCCCGATACCCGGGAAAGACAAGGACTACGATTCAAGGAAGAGTCGCGCAAAGCTAGTTAACCTAATGGTTGACACCAATAGCGATGGAAGCTTTAAGTCTATTGTAAAGCGGGAAGGCACAGAGGTTGAGTTTACCACTACCGACACCGATGGAATTGTTTCAAATTTTGTATTCGGCGGAAAAACAGCGTCCGGGCTACCTTCGAGGGCTGTATTCGTCGCCGAGGACAATGTTTATACGCTGAGCGCGTCCGGCGTTGATATAGTTGCGGCGCACGGAGAGGCTTATAATGGGAGTAATATACGGGGCGCATCTATCAATGATAGTCCCGATGAGTTTCTATTTGGATATAATACAAATGCCATTATAACTGACGGCGACCCATTAGGTACTTCAACATCCATAACTGACGCTGTTTTTCTTGCCAATGAGCTAGGAACCCCCGTTTCTTTAAATGGTCGATTCTATTTAGCTCAGAATGTAAGCCCAAACAATCAACTATTTGCCTCTGATCTTCTGGATGGACTGGTATATAA